CCTTTACTTAAAAAGGCAGGTGTCAAGGTAGAGTATACACAAGAACAAGTTGATGAATACATCAAATGTTCTAAAGATCCAATCTATTTTGCCAAGAACTACATTAAGATTGTTAACGTAGATGAAGGTCTAATCAACTTTAACATGTGGCCATTTCAAGAAAAAATGCTTGAACTGTTTGCCAGAGACAGATTTGTTATCACTAAATGTCCTCGTCAGGTGGGCAAAACAACCACAACTGTGGCATATATGTTATGGGCAACCATCTTTACTGACACACAAAATTGTGCGGTACTAGCCAACAAAGGTTCATTAGCAAGAGATATTTTATCTAAGTATCAACTTGCTTATGAAAACTTACCGATGTGGTTGCAACAAGGTGTTCTTACATGGAATAAAGGTAACGTAGAACTTGAGAATGGTTCTAAGATTATTGCTGCATCTACATCATCATCTGCCATTCGAGGTGGTTCATTTAACATTGTGTTCTTAGACGAATTCGCTTTCGTTCCAAACAATATTGCTGAAGAATTCTTTAACTCTGTTTACCCTGTAATTTCATCAGGTAAAAAGACCAAGATTATTATTGTGTCTACACCAAACGGTATGAACCTGTTCTACAAGTTGTGGATGGATTCATTAAACAAGAAAAATAACTATACCAATTTTGAAATTCATTGGTCTATGGTGCCAGGTCGTGATGAGAAGTGGAAAGAAGAAACAATTCGTAACACCTCTGAACGGCAATTTAGTCAAGAGTTTGAAACAGAGTTCTTAGGTTCAACAAATACATTGATTTCTGGTTATAAGTTACAACAGATAGCTTATAAAGATCCTATTGCTAACCATGACCTATTGAAAATTTATGAACATCCAATTAAAGAAGGTGTTGATGAATCTAAGTCAGACCATCTGTATTGTATCTGTGTAGACGTATCAGAAGGTAAGAACTTAGATAGTTCAGCATTCTCGGTGATTGATATATCTCAGACACCATACAGACAAGTGGCAACTTATAAGAGTTCATCAATCACACCCATATTATTTCCAACAGTTATTTACAATACAGCTAGATATTATAACGATGCCTATGTATTGGTAGAGATAAATAATAATCCACAGGTGGCGGATTCATTACACGCAGATTTTGAATACGAGAACTTATGGAAGATATTTACTGGTAATAAGAAACCACAACAACTGTCTGCTGGCTTCGCCCGTGGTATTCAAATGGGTTTGAAGATGTCAGTTCAGGTCAAGGCAATTGGTTGTTCCAACCTTAAAACCTTGATTGAAGGTGACAAGTTGGTGATTAATGACTTTGATACCTATTCAGAATTAACCACTTTTGTTCAGCAAAAGAATACTTTTAAGGCTGAAGATGGTGCCAATGATGATGCAGTGATGACTTTGGTCATGTTCTCATGGTTAACCACTCAACAATATTTCAAAGAAATTGTCAACCACGACATTCGCAAACAGATTCAGTTAGAAAATATGAATCAAATAGATGATGATGTACTACCAGCACCCATAATAGAAAATGGATTAGAACACGATTTTGAAATTTGGGGTGGTGATTTGTGGGAAAATGCTCATGGTGGCGATACCTACGCAAACTTTACAAAGAAGATGATAGATAGGATGTAAATCCGACCTTTCATAAATATCTCCATGGTATAACTGCCAAGAGAAATTATAATAATTCAAGGAGAAAAAAATGGCATTTCAAATCTCTCCAGGTGTAAATGTATCCGAAGTAGACTTAACAACAGTCGTACCTTCTACACTTACAACTGCTGGTGCATTTGCTGGAAGATTCCAATGGGGTCCAGCAAATCAAATCAAACTAATCGATAGTGAAATCACGTTAGCACAAACATTCGGTAAACCAAACTCAAACACAGCAACTTCATTCTTTACTGCCGCTAACTTCTTAGCTTACGGAAATAATTTACAAGTTGTTCGTGCTGTTGGTACTGGTACAGTAAATGCTGATGCAAATACCTCAACAGCAAATATCCAAATTACCAACGAAGATACATATGAAGCAACATATTTAAATTCTTCTTCTTCTGGTTCTTATGGTCCATTTGTGGCACGCTATTCTGGTTCTTTAGGCAATTCAATTAAAGTTGAAGTCTTTGATTCAGCAAACACTACATTGTTTAATAGCTGGACATACAAATCATACTTCACATCAACACCTGGAACATCTTCACAAGCAACAGCTTCTGGTGGTTCAAATGATGAGATGCACGTCATCGTTATCGATAATGGTGGTCTGATTACTGGTACAGCAGGTACAGTATTGGAAACATATCCATTTACTTCCAAATCATCTGATAGTACATTAAATGGTTCTAGCACCTATTACAAACAAGTCATTTTCAACAATTCAAAGTATATCTATGTTATGGATCCAGTTGATTATGCCAATACATCAGCAACATGGGGTTTAACAACATCAACAGCTTTTGCTAGAATTAGTGCATTAACATATCCAAATGGAAATTACTCTGTTACTTTGGCTGGTGGTGTTGATGCAGCACCAAGTGCTGGTAACATTCAAACAGGTTATGGTTTATTTGCAAACAAAGAAACTATTGATATTTCTTTGGTTCTAACTGGTGATGCTACTGTTGGCACACAACAATACGTTATTGACAACTTATCCACAGCACGTTCTGATTGTGTAACATTCATTTCTCCACCAAGCGCAAATGTTGTTAATCAATCAGGTAATGAATCTACAAACATCACTTCTTGGTTGACTGCTTTGAGCAGAAGTTCTTCTTATGTTATGGCAGATTCTGGTTGGAAATATCAATATGACAAGTATAATAATGTGTATCGTTATATTCCATTGAATGGTGACATTGCTGGTCTATGTGTTTATACAGACTCTATCAAAGACCCATGGTTCTCACCTGCCGGTTTCAACCGTGGTGCTATCAAGAACTGTATCAAGTTAGCATGGAATCCAACCAAAACATATCGTGACGCATTGTATGCAGCAGGTGTCAATCCTGTTGTTACATTCCCAGGTCAAGGTACCGTGCTGTTTGGTGACAAGACATTACAATCTAAACCATCAGCATTCGACCGAATCAACGTTCGCCGTTTGTTTATCACATTAGAGAAGTCTATTGCCAAGGCAGCACAATATTCATTGTTCGAATTGAATGATGAATTCACACGTGCTCAGTTCATAAGTTTGGTAACTCCATTCTTACGTGATATTCAAGGTCGCCGTGGTATTACAGACTTCAAAGTGGTTTGTGACTTAACTAATAACACATCAAATGTTATTGACTCAAATCAATTTGTTGGTGATATCTACATTAAACCTGCTCGTTCTATCAACTTCATCCAGTTGAACTTTGTAGCCGTTGGAACTGGTGTTGACTTCAACACTATCGTTGGTGTGGCTTAATAAATAAAACATAACAGGAGAAAAGAATGGCATTCAATGTAGCAGAATTTAGAGCGAATATGATTGGTGACGGTGCACGTCCTAATCTATTTTCAGTCTCTTTAACTTTTCCAACTATTGCTAATAACAGTACTGCTGCTGGACAAAAAGTAACATTTATGGCCAAAACAGCACAGTTACCAGGTTCTACCGTTGGTACTGTGCCAGTTTATTATTTTGGTCGTGAATTGAAATTTGCTGGTAACAGAACATTTGCTGACTGGACATTAACAATCATCAATGATGAAGATTTCACAATTAGAAATTCTTTAGAATCATGGATGAACGCTATAAACAGTCATGCTGGTAACGTCCGTAACCTTGGCGCAGCAAACGTAAATGGTTATACAGTTGACGCAACAGTAACTCAATATGGAAAAACAGGCGGCGAACTTAAAAAATATACGTTTGTTGGAGTATTTCCAGTAGATTTGGCACCAATTGATTTAGATTGGGGTTCAAATGACGCTATTGAAGAATATCAAACAACGTTTGCATATCAATGGTGGCAAGCAGAAAATACAACCACTTGATTTTTACGGAGGGTTAACCACCCTCCTTTATGTTTTCTTGATTTTATAATTAATTTAAAAATATGGCCAATACAAATAAATTTTCACTTTTCGGTTTTACAATATCCCGTGAAAAGGATGAGCTCGAAAAAGGGACTCAGCAGTCGTTTTCGCCTCCGGCTTCGGATGACGGCGCATTAACTATTACATCTGCCGCTTATTACGGTACATATGTTGACTTAGATGGTACAGCCAAAAATGAGGTAGAACTCATATCACGTTATCGTGAAATGGCAATGCAACCAGAAATTGAGTCTGCGATAGATGATATAATTAATGAAGCCATCGTACAAGATGATGATGGTACAATTACAAATATTGTTTTAGATAAACTGAAACAACCAGAAAAGATTAAGAAAGCCATCAAAGAAGAATTTCAAACAGTTTTAAGATTGTTTAATTATCAAAACATGGCACAAGATATCTTCCGTAGATATTACATTGACGGTAGATTATTTTATCATGTGATTATTGATAAGAATAGTCCTACAGAAGGCATTAAAGAATTACGTTATATTGATCCACGTAAACTACGTAAGGTACGTGAGATTAAAAAAGTTAAAGATGACCGTACTGGTGCAGATATCATGCAAACGGTTAATGAATATTATATTTACAATGATAAAGTTGTGACAGGTTCATCTTCAAATTATGGACCAGTTGGTGTTCGTATTACAACAGATTCAATCGTTTCGGTTGTTTCTGGTCTAATGGATTCACGTAGAGCAGTCGTTCTGAGTTATCTACATAAAGCTATCAAACCTCTCAATCAACTTCGGATGATTGAAGATGCAACGGTGATTTACCGAATTTCGAGAGCTCCAGAACGCCGCATCTTTTATATTGACGTAGGTAATCTACCAAAATTAAAAGCAGAGCAATATCTCCGTGATATTATGGTGAAATACAAGAACAAACTTGTATATGATTCGAATACAGGTGAAGTACGAGATGACCGTAAACACATGTCTATGTTGGAAGATTTTTGGTTACCACGCCGTGAAGGTGGAAAAGGTACTGAGATTACTACATTGCCAGGTGGCCAAAACCTAGGTGAATTGGAAGATGTTAAGTATTTCCAAAAGAAATTGTATGGTGCATTATCTGTACCAATTTCTAGATTAGAACCAAATCAAGGGTTCTCATTAGTCCGGACCTCTGAGATTACCCGTGACGAATTAAAGTTTTCAAAATTTGTTGACCGTTTACGTAACAAATTTACAGAAGTATTTGACCAAGCATTACGTGTTCAATGTGTAATGAAAGGTATCTGTACTGCTGAAGAGTGGGATTTGTTCAAAGAAAATATCTATTATGATTTCATTAAAGATAATAACTTTGCTGAACTCAAAGAAGCAGAACTAATGAACCAACGATTAAGTTTGTTGAGTGCTGTTGATGCCTATACAGGTCGTTACTTCTCTCAAGCATGGATTCAACGTAATGTTCTCCGTTTGACAGATGATGAAATTAAAGAGATGCAATCTGAAATTGATTCAGAGAAAGAAGATGGTTTGGGTTTACCAGTTGGTGTTATGAATGACGTTGCTCAGCAACAGATGATGTCAAATATATCACAACAACCTACTCATCCAGAAGATTTGAAGGCACAAGCGGACTTAGCGCAAGCACAAGAAAAGTCAGCCGCCAAAAAAGAAGAAGTGAATACTTTCACAAAACTGAAACGTATATTATAAATAGTTTAATTAGGAGAATAATATGTCAGAAACAACAAGAGCAATCGTAGATTATGCAGAAGATGGAAACGCAGCTGAAATGCGTGATGCTTTGTATTCTGCTATTCAAGACCGAGTTATGGCTCATATTGAAAACCATAAAGAACAATTAGCAAAAAATCTTTTTACAGAACCAGAAGATGCTGAAGTAGAAGATTCAGAAGTTTAATAGGAAACAAAAATGGCAAACTCATTCACATATCAAGTGATAAAAGATACCACAGAACATGTAGTTATTAAATTAACAGGATCTTTTGATGGTACTGGTCAAGAATCTAACACGATTCGTATTCAAGCAAATACGTTATATGGTGCATTAGATAGTTCTAAAGGTAATCTATTAGTGTCTGCAGCAAATACAGGTGCTCTTTCATATTATGGATTGTCATTGAATCGTTTGTGGTATGATTGTAGTATGGGTGGTGATGTTCAGTTATTTTGGAATGCAAACACGACACTACCACTAATTATTATGAACGGCAACGGAGAATATGATGGCATGGGTAACTGGACAACAATTCCAAACAATACAGCCGGTACAGGAGGTAGCAAAGGTGATATCGGTATTGTGACCCGTGGCATGACTGCAAATGATTCCTATACTATGGTTATTGAAATGCGTAAAGATAATCAACATTATCAACGTGGTCAATTTAATGATCCTGCTGCGTTCAACTACGGCTCTTACGGCATAAGACCATAATAGAAAGTCTATAATGAAACTCATTAAAGAAATTACCGAATCGGTAAATTACTTAGTAGAAGAAAAAGACGGCAAGAAAACCTTGTTCATTGAAGGTCCTTTTCTTGTTGCTGAATCGGTTAACAAGAACAAACGCATGTACAAAGAAGAAACCATGCGTAATGAAGTTAATCGTTATACAGAAGAATACATTAATAAAAACCGTGCCTTTGGTGAACTGGGTCATCCAGACACCCCATCCATTAATCTCGACCGTGTATCTCACTTAATTGTGGGACTACATCAAGAGGGAAATGCTTGGATAGGCAAAGCTAAAATCCTTGAAACCCCTATGGGTAACATTGCAAGAAGTCTTATTGAAGGTGGTGCACAATTAGGTGTGTCATCTAGAGGTATGGGTTCTCTTAAAATGGAAAACGGTATCAACGTTGTTCAAGGTGATTTTTGTCTAGCCACAGCGGCAGATATAGTAGCAGACCCTTCTGCGCCTGGTGCTTTTGTACAAGGTATCATGGAAGGTAAAGAGTGGATGATGATAAATGGAAATTGGACTGAAGTTCAGTTAGAGGAAGCAAAGCAAGAAATTCGTCAAGCTTCTAAAAAACAGATTGAACAAGTCAGTTTAAAAATATTCGAAAATTTCATCAAAAAACTTTAATTATAAATATCCATTATATACAAGGAGATTCTCAAAATGGGAAATTTTAATCTAGCAGACGCCGCTAAAGCAATCTTAGTCGAAGGTGCAAAAGAATCTTTTGATTCAAACATTTCTTCTAAGCAAGGCGGCAAAGACAAACCATCTAAATTACCTACATCGGTCGTAACAGGCCAAAAAGATGTAGGTGAAGTCGCAGACAGCGTTCGTAAGATGGATGACGCAGGTGGCGATTATACAAAAGGTGTGCCAACAGCAACACCTCCAGGTGCTACACCACCAGTTGGTTCAGAACCAATGAAGAAGTTGTCTGGTCAACCAGGCGATTCAGGTTCAGGTACTACACCAGTACAAGAACCAGCAACAGACTATTCATCTATTCGTGACCGTGTGAAAGCCAAATTGGCCAAACAAACCATGCAGTCTAATCCAGGCGCAGTTGCACCATATGTTCCAGAAGAAACTGAATATGACGAAGAAGTAGTTGCTGAAGAAAAAGAAGAAGGTCATGAAGACGCTAAGCAAGACAAAGCCATGATTAAGAAGATGATGAAGAAAGAAAAGATGAAAGAGCAAATGGAACAAGACGTTGATGCTCTATTGTCTGGCGAAAACCTTTCTGAAGAATTCAAAGACAAGGCTACCACAATTTTCGAAGCTGCCGTTATCGCTCGTACACAAGCTGTAATGGAAGATATCGAACAGGCATTATTCGAAGAATTCGAAGTTGCCGTTGAAGAAATCAAAGAAGACTTGGCTACCAAGTTAGATGACTATATCAACTACATGGCTGAAGAATGGTTGAAAGAGAACCAGTTGGCAGTTGAAAAAGGTCTACGTTCCGAAATCGTAGAATCTTTCATCGAAGGTATGAAAGGTCTATTCGAAGAACACTACATCGATATCCCAGAAGAAAAAGTGGACATCGTTGAAGGTCTAACAAGTAAAGTCGAAGAACTCGAAACTTCATTGAACGAACAGATTCAAGCTGCCGTTGAATTGAAGAAAGAGTTAAACGAATCCAAAAAAACAGAGGCTATACATGCAGTATGTGAAGGCCTAACGCAGACTCAAGTAGAAAAAATGAAATCACTCGCAGAGGGTGTGGAGTTTACTACTGACGATGAATTCGCAGATAAATTGGTAACATTGAGAGAATCATATTTCAATGAATCAATTAATACATCTGGCAGTTCTGCATTGAACGAAGAAGTGCTTATCGAAGACGACAAAAAGCCTACAGGCCATGTCGATGCAGAAATCGCACAGTATGCACAAACAATCTCTAAAACATTGGTTAAATAAATAAAATTTACCAATACATAAAACTATAAGGATAACATAAAATGTTTCTAACAGAAGAATTACAACAAAAATGGTCACCAGTTCTGAATCATCCAGAACTCGAAGCCATTAAAGACCCATACAAGAAAGCTGTTACAGCTCTTGTTTTGGAAAACCAACAACAAGCCATGGCTCAAGACCGTCAGTCTTTGAACGAAACTGCAGTTTCTGCAACTCCAACAAACGTTGCTGGTGGTGTTTCGAACTATGACCCAATCTTGATTTCATTGGTTCGCCGTGCTTTGCCTAACTTGATTGCTTATGATGTTGCTGGCGTTCAGCCAATGACTGGACCTACTGGTCTAATCTTTGCAATGCGTGCTCGTTACGACACACAATCGGGTGGTCCATCAAACGCAAACGAAGCATTCTTCAACGAAGCAAATACAGAATTCTCTGGTGCATTGTCTACTTCTAACCCATACGGTTTCCGTGGTAACAACGCAACTGACATTCGTACAAGCCCTGTTGCAGACTTGACTGCTAACCACTATACATCTGGTATCGCAATGACTACAGCAACTGCTGAAGCATTGGGTGCTGATACAGATAGTCCTTTCAAACAAATGGCCTTCTCTATCGAAAAGGTTACTGTTACTGCTCAGTCACGTGCTCTGAAAGCCGAGTACTCACTTGAACTCGCTCAAGACTTGAAGGCAATCCATGGTTTGGATGCTGAAACAGAATTGTCAAACATTCTGTCTACAGAAATCTTGGCTGAAATCAACCGTGAAGTTATCCGTACCATTTATACTTGTGCCGTAGCCGGTGCTCAGTATGGTACTACTACTGCTGGTGCTTTCGACTTGGACACCGACTCTAACGGTCGTTGGTCAGTTGAACGTTTCAAAGGTTTGATTTTCCAAATCGAGCGTGATGCTAACGTAATCGCTAAGCAAACTCGCCGTGGAAAAGGTAACGTTCTGATTGTTTCTTCAGACGTTGCTTCTGCTATGGCAATGGCTGGTGTGTTGCAATACACTCCTGCTCTTCAGTCTGACTTACAAGTTGACGATACAGGTAACACATTTGCTGGTATGTTACACGGTCGTATCAAGGTCTATATCGACCCATACTTCGGTGGTTACACATCCAACCAAGAATTGGTGACTGTTGGTTATAAGGGTTCATCTCCTTATGACGCTGGTATTTTCTATTGCCCATACGTACCGTTGCAAATGGTTCGTGCAGTTGACCAGTTCACATTCCAACCAAAGATTGGTTTCAAGACTCGTTACGGCATGGTCGCAAACCCATTCGCAACTGGTTTGACAAGTGGCAATGGCGCTTTGAACGCACGTTCAAACGTTTACTACCGTATCTTCCAAGTGAAAAACTTGATGTAAGATAAAGAGTCAACACAGAGTGATACTTAAAAGACCACCTTCGGGTGGTCTTTTTTTTTGGCTCCTAAATAATAGACAAGGAGAAATGAATGACTGTAT